CGCCCGATGGGAACATCAGACTGAACCCAAACCTCAGTACTGGCGTTGTCCTGTCTGCGGCCGCGGTGGTCACGGCTCGAGTCAAGGATCCGAGCGAGTCGCTGTACGTGTCGCACTTCGCCACGTGCCCGCAGGCTTCGACCTGGCGTCGCGCATAGTCCCTGGTCATATCGCCTATCGGTCGTAGATTGTGAGCTCGTGGGCAAGGTGATCCAACTGCGGATCGATGAGGCCAGGTCGAAGCAGGGGCACGGCAGCAGGGCGTGCTACATCTCGGGGTGCCGGCGGGTCGAGTGTGTGGCGGCGAACACCGCCTACCAGCGGCGGTACCGGGCGATCCTGGCCGGCACGGATATCAACGCCCACCCGGCACGCCGCAGATAACACCCCCACCCGGCGGATTTAGTGGGTACCCCCGGCCGGAAATATGACACCCCCCTATATCGCCGGGCACGCCGGGCGTGGGCTGACCGGGTGGCTACCGGGCAAGTGGTCTGCCATCTGTGCGATCAGCGGATAACAGGGGCGTGGGATTTAGACCACGTACGGGGGGCCGGTGGCGCCCTCCACCCTGCCCACTCGAGCTGCAATCGTTCTGAAGGCGGGTCATGGACACGACGTCGACGGCTGGCGTGGGGCTCGAGCGATCGCCGCTAGGCGATTCGCGTTTCTTGGCCGGAAGGTCTCCGCAAGTGCTTCGCCAGTGCCGTTTCTCCCCCAAACACCCCCAACCCAAAACGATGTAACTAGATTCGGGCCGATCGTGCCGTGGGACCTGGTGGACCGTACAAACTTCGCCCAGCCACGCGGCGCGATCTGGTCACAATGGGATCTACCGCCCTGGGGTCGGACGTCCCGCCCGACTGACGACCCCGGGCCGGCCCCGTAACTAGATTGCTGACCGGTGCCCCAAGATCCGCTCGCCCCGAACGCCGATTATGTGCTCTGCCGTTGCTGTGGCGAGTGCCTGCCCGCTGAAGGCAGGACCATCTGCAAGCGTTGCATCGAGTGCGAGTGCCGTATCTCGGTTGGATGCAGCCGCCCTCTATCCGACTGGTCTGAGGACGCACAGATCGACAGTTCGGGGGGCGAGTAGCTACCGGTGCCTCAGGATCCGCTCTTCGATCTGGACACCGGACCGAAACCGGTCCGCCGGATCCGCAAGGCCACCGACCGGACGGTTACCGCGCTCCGCAAGCTGGGCCGGATCGAACCGGCCGACACGCTGCTGATCGCTCTACTGCGTACGTGCGCGGACCGGTGCGACGAGCTTCGCGGCGACGACGGCAAGGAATACCACGAAGCCCAAGCCCTACGGCTGACCGGCGAGCTTGAAGCACGACTACGGGGGGTCGGTGGGCCGGTGAGCGATGCTTTCGACCAGCTACTGGCAGCGGCTACGGGTCCCACCACGCCTAGCGACTGAACCGACCCCCGGTGTAGCGACACTGGGCCCGGCGGCGGACCGGGTGGGCGCGGCATTGTTCGGCCGGCCGATGCAAGCGTGGCAGTCCGCGGTTAACCGCGTCGCGGGCGAGGTCACCCCGGACGGCGAAATGCTCCACCCGATCGTGCTCTTGCACGTGCCCCGCCGGGCCGGCAAGACCGCCGTCGTTTTGACCCAGCTATGCCGCCGCTGTTTGGGCCAGCCACGATCACAGTCTTGGTACACCGCGCAGACCGGCGGCGACGCGGGCCGCACGTTCCGCCGGGAGTGGCTACCGATCCTGCGAAGCTCCGGGCTCGCGCCGCGCCGGCTGAAAGTATCGCTCCGCGCGGGCAGCGAGGCTTTCGAGCTTCAAGCCCTGAACACTTCGGTCACGTGTTTTCCGCCGATCGAAGCCGCGCTTCACGGCACGAATGTGGATATGGCCGCGATCGACGAAGCCTGGGCCCACGATCTGGAAGCCGGCGCGGGCGTCGAAATGGCGGTATTCCCCGCCCAGCTCACCCGGCCCGGATCCCAAACGTGGATCGTGTCCGCGGGGGGGACGATCGCGTCGACGTGGCTTGACGGGTGGCTAGAGCGCGGCGAGCTGGCCTTGGCCAACGGCGACCCGTCGATAGCGATCTTCGATTGGGGCGCGGACCCCGACGACCCCGACTACGACCCGACGTCGCCGGCCACCTGGTGGACCGCGCACCCCGCCCTGGGCGACACGATCACAGAACGGGCGATCGAAGCGGAGCTGGCCCGCTCGTCGAGCATCGCCGCTTTCGAGCGGTCGGTGCTGAACGTCTGGCCTAGGCCCCGCGCCCTAAAGACCGGAGTCGACCTTGCCGCGTGGGCCGGCTTGGCCGATCTGGACGTGACCGCTACCCCGGCGGTGTTGGCCTTCGATGTTGCCGCCGACCGGTCGTCCGCGTCGATGGCCACCGCGGGAGTCGCGCGCGACGGCCGGGTGATCGTCGAAGTGGTCGACGACCGGTCCGGCACCGGGTGGATCGAAGCCGAAGCGAAAGCGTGGCGGCGGGCTAACCGCTCCGGGCTGATCGTCGCGGACGCCCTGAACGCCGGCACGATCGCAACCCGGCTAGAGCTGGCCGGGCTCGACGTGATCCAAACCTCAGCCGGGCAGATGGCGAAAGCGTGCGCCGACCTAATCGATCAGATCACCAACGCGACGATCGGCCACCGCTCCCAAGCGATACTCGACGGCGCCCTAAAAGGTGCCGGCCGGCGACCGCTCGGCGACGGGTGGGCTTGGTCACGGCGGAATAGCGAAGGTTCGATAGCCCCGCTCGTCGCGGTCACGCTCGCCGCTTGGGCCGCAAGATCGACCCCCCGACTGCCGGCCCCGTTCGTCATAGTTGCCCCGGGCAGGTAGTTACTTCACAGTAAGGGGCGGTGAGATTGTGGCGAAGGGCCCGCGACATTGACGCCGCGGGCGACTTGGCTACCGCCCCGGCCGGCCCGATCTACCGCAACCGGGTGTTCGACCCGGGACAGGTCGGATGGCCGCTCAGCGGGTTCGGGTCGATCGACCGGGGTTCAGCGATGCGAGTCCCGACCTTGGCCTATATCCGCGGGCAGCTCGCCGGGGGTGTCGCGTCGATGCCGCTCGAGCGGTACCGGACGAACACCGACACCGGGGATATCAAGCTCGACCCGGGCTGGTGCCAGAACCCCGACCCCGCCCCTACCGTGCCGTCGTCGGTGTTCTGGTCGTGGGTTATCGATGATCTGTTCTTCGCCGGCAAATCCACGCTGATCGTGTTGGGCCGCGACTCGACCGGGTTTCCGGTGATGTTCCGCCGGGTGATGCCCGGCCAGCTCACTTACGACCCGGCGATGCTCGCTTGGGGTACCCAATGGCAGCAAACCGAGATTTACTATCTCGGCTTCCGGGTGCCGCCCGCCGACGTCGTGGTGATCGACGGACCCCACGAAGGGGTTTGCAACTACGGGGACGCGACGATCCAAGCCGCGATCGATCTGGAAACCGCGGCCGCTACCGCCGCGTCCGAACCGTTGCCGAATATCGATTTGCACCAGACCGGCGGCGAACCGTTGGCAACCCCCCAAGCCCAGGAGCTGGTCGACACGTGGCGGACCGCGCGACGCGCCGGGGCGACCGCGTACACCCCGCAGAACCTTGACGCCCGGGTGCTCGGCTGGTCGTCTGCGGAGCTTCAGATGATCGAAGCCCGCCAGTACATGGCAACCCAGCTCGCCCGCATGGCCGGAGTCAACCCGACGCTGGTATCCGCGGCGATGGGCAGCTCGTCGAGCTACGTGTACACGAACCAAGCCGACTACCGGGCCGCGTTCCTAGACGACTGCCTCGATAGCTACTTGCGGGCGATCGAAGGCCGGCTATCGGCTACCGACGTGACACCGCGCGGCCAGTACGTGCAATTCGACCGCGACGCGTTCACCCGGCTCACGTTGCTTCAGCGGGTCGACGTGATGGTGGGGGCCCTGAAGTCGGGTGCCCCGCCCGCCCTGATAACCCAGCTCGCCAACGCGCTCGATCTGGATATCACCATGCCGGACGAACCGGACCCGACCGCGCTCCCCACCGATCAGCCCGCCCCGCCGCCCAGCTCGACAGTCCCGGCACCCGCCCCGCCTACGCCGGTCCCGGCCGCACCGTAAGGAGCTTCGATGCAGATACGTTTGGCCGCGCCGGCCGCTGGTATTCGAGCTGACCGCCAAGCCCGCACGATCAGCGGTCCGGTGGTCCCTTGGGACGTTTACGCCGCAGTATCGACCGGCCAGACCGTGGCTTTCGCCCGGGGTTCGATCATTCTCGGGGAACGATCGAAGCTGGTGCTCGACCACGACCCGGCCCAGCCGGTAGCGGTGTTCGTGGCCGCGACCGACACCGGAGAATGGTTGGAAGCCACGTTTCGTGTGCCGCCCGGCCCGGCCGGCGACCAGGTGCTCGCGGACGCCCAAGAAGGTTTGCGGGACGGGTTCAGTGTCGGGGTTGACGTGCTCACCGCGGAGGACCGGCCCGAAGGTACCTACGTGACCGCCGCCCGGGGCAGACACGTTGCCCTGCTGTCTGAACCGGCTTTCGACGCGGCCCGGGTCGCGTCTGTGACCGCCGCCGCACCCGATCCCGCCCCACCCGACCCGACCGCCCCACCCGCACCGACAGGAGATTCAGCCGTGACCGATACCGCCCCGACCCCGCTCGCGATCACTTTCGCGGGCCCGCTCGCCGTAACCACGATCGCCACCGACGACCTGCCCGGCGGCGGCGGCGACGACGAGATCACCCCGACCGCGGCGGCGATGGCCCCGGCCCCGGTGATGGCCGGCGCACCCGCCCGGACCCAGGACGCCTACCCGTACTACCTGGGCGGCCCGCACTCGATGATCCGCGACTGCTGGCTATCGCATGAAGGCGACCCTGAGGCCGGCGCACGGCTGGTCAAAGCGCAACGCTTCAACGCTGACCCCCGCCAGATCGCCGCCGCGACCGTAGCGATGGCCCGCGCGGCCAGCCGGCACGCCCAGGTGATGGCCGCGCCGGGCGACACCGGGAGCATGGCCCCGATCATCCCGCCCGGCTACCGGCCCGACTTCTGGACCCCGCTTATCGCCTATGAGTCCCCGATCTACAACGCCGCATCGAAGAGCCCGATCAGTGACTTCACGCCGTTCACGATCCCCCGCGAGGTATCGCGGGCCGGTCTGTCGGGCACCCCGGCCGATGAGGTAACCCCGACCCCGCCCGGCACGATCACCGCGAACCTTGACACCGTGACCCCGCAAATGGTCTACGGGTCCTATGAGTTCTCCCGGGCCCTGGCCATGTCCTCGAACCCGGCGATCGACATGATCGCCAACAACGCGCTCGACGAAGAATGGTTGAAGGACATTGAAACCAGGGCAGTCGCGTTCTGGTCCGCCCCGGCGAACCACACCGCGGCGGCGGTGTCCTACGACGACGGGGCCAGCTTCATCGCCACGATGCGAAGCCAGATGGCCGCGCAGCGCGTCACCCGGAAGGCCGCGACCCGCAACACGGTGACCGGCACGAAGGAGTACATGGCGGCGGTAGCCGCCGACGACGCATCCGACCGGCCGCTGCTCGGCTGGGACGGGGCAACGAACATGTACGGTCCCGGCACGCAGAGCAACGCCGCCGCCGACGCAACCATTCTCGGGGTGCCGACCCTGCCCGAAGGTGCCGCCCCGCTTCAAGCGAACACAAGCTTCCTGTTCACCGAAGGCGACGCGGTGTGCTTCGCAACCCCGGTGATGAACTTCCGCATCGAATACAACGGCAATAACCCGCTTGTGATCACCCTGGTCAAATATTCGGGGGTCGCCTTCTGGACCCGCCAAGTGCTCGGGGTTCGTATGGTCACCAACGGCACCCCGCTTCCGCTCGACGACCCCAACGGCGGCGACACCGCCAGCTCGAGCCCGGGCCGGTCGACGTCCGCGGGGAAGCGGTAGCCGATGGCCACAGGCTGGCCGGCGGACTCAGACCTAGCCGGGTGGCTAGGTCTCGATCCGGGCGACGACGCTGAACGGGTCACGTCCGCGAACGATGCCGCGCGCGACGCCGCGATCAGCCAAGCCGAACTAGACCCGACCGCCGGCCCCGCCGACTCCGACCAGTGGGAAGCGGTGCTCATGCTCGGGTCGTGGTGGTACCAGTCACGCAACCACGGCGAAGGTATCGACGTGATGAACCCCGCCTACGGTCCGTTCACGGTCCGCAACCGCGCGATAGCGATCCTCCGCAAAGGGAAGCCGGCGATCGCGTGAGCGTCGCGGTAAGTGCCGCCCTGGTCGTCGACGCTCTTACCGCGGCAGGGTTGCGGGTGGCGATCCGTGACGGCGATATCACGCCGCCGGTGTCGTATATCCGTATCGGGCAGGTGTCCAACGCGGCGATAACCCTGGCCGGGGGGACGTCGACGCTGCTTTACGTGTACGTGATCCCGATCCGCGGGGTCGACACTCTCGCCGGTGACGCCGACCTGCTCGACCAGGTGTATGCCGCTCTAAGCCCGCTCGCCGCCGCCGACCTGGTGGCTACGGCTACGTCGTTGACGATCCGCACCGACACCTGGCCGTGTTACCGCTTCGATCTGACCGTGTTGGAAACGACCCCGCCCGGAGGTAAAGCCAGAGATGCCTACGACCGTGAGCAAGCTGCTCGGAACGTTGAAGTTGGGTGACACCGCTACCGGAGTAGCGATGGAAGCCCAAATATCGAATATCGGGGTACCGCAGACCGTCACCAGGGATTCGCCGGTAACGGTGCTGACCGGTGACGTCGTGCAAGCCTCGGCGACCTACTCCTGGGCCCTCACCGGGTCCGCCCTGCTCGACTTGTCCGACCCGGACGGGGTGTTCTACTTCGTGACCGCCCACCAGGGCGAACAGATGCCCTTCGAATTCCTGCCGATCGGTGCGACCGGGCCCACGTTCAGCGGCACGGTGATCGTCGACGGGTGGGACACCGAAGAGCTCGCCGCGGGTGCGATGCTCACGTCGAAGTTCACCTGGCCGATGCAAGGCCAGCGGACCGTCACCCCGCCCGCCGGGGCCTAATGGCGGACAGCTACACAATCCAGATCGCCAACAAAGCCGCTTTCGACGCGATGCTGGCCGACGTCACCGCCACGTTCGCGGACATGCGCGAACCGTTGACCGCCGGGGCGCGCGAGCTGCTCGCCGAAGGCCAAGCCGCCGCACCGAAACGGACCGGCCGGCTCGCCGCGTCCCACCAGGCACTCGCCGGCGAACGGCAACGGATCCGGATAGTCGCCACCGCCCCCTACGCCGCCCCGATCCATTGGGGTTGGCCCGGGCACGGGATCCGCCGCCAACCCTGGCTCACCGCCACGTGGCTCAGGTCCCCGACACCGATGGGCAAGATCACCGACACCGTGCAAGGCAAGATCGATCGGGCAGCATCGCGAACATGACCACCACCGACACGCCCGAGGAAGTCCGCGGCGGGGTACCCACCGCCGACGCCGCCGCCGACGCTGACACGCAAATCCCGATTCCGAGCAGCACGACTCCGACAGGGTTTCCGAACCTGGCCGGGCTGCCCTATCTGAACATGACCGTGACCTTTGAGGATGGGACGTCGCACCGGGTGCACGCGGACCAGCGGGACATGCGCCGCGCGGGTGCTCACGCGAACCCGGAGCTCGACCCGCTCGGTTACGCCCGGGCGACGGCTTGGGCGTACCTGACCCGCCACGACATGATCGACGGTATGGGCTGGGCGGAGTTTGACCGGATCGTGCCGTGGTGCCTGCCCAACGATGACCCCGAAGTGCCGGCGACCGCGGACCCTACCGTGACGGCTACGGCCGACTGATCGCCCAGCTCGCCGTGCACACCGGTATCGCCCCTTCAGTGCTTTGGGATCAAGACCCCCGCGACCTGGCGACACTGGTCGAAGTGATCGAAGAGGGATCCTGACGTGGCGAAGGCCGCAACCCTCACGTTCGACATAATCGCCGTGGCCGACAAGGCCATCGAAACCGTCGACAAGGTGAAAGAGAAGGTCACCAGCTCGCACGCCGCGATGAAGGTCGCGGCGGTGGCCGGGGCGACCGCGATCCTGGGCGCCTTGGGTGAGGCGACCAACGCCGCCGCGGAGCACGAAACCGCGGTGTCGAAACTGTCCCAGGCTTACAAGAACGCCGGGGTCCCGATGGACGGCTTGCACGACTCGCTCGAAGAAATCGACAAGTCAAGCCGCCGCACCGGCCAGTCGGCCGACGACAACGTGGCCGCCTACACGAAACTGAACGCGGCGACCCACGACTCGACCAAAGCCCACCAGGAGCTGGCCACCGCCCAGGACCTGGCCGCGTTCAAAGGTGTTGACGTCGCCACCGCGGCCGACGACATAGTGAAAGCTTCGAGCGGATCCACCCGGGCCCTGAAGGAGCTTGGGATCGCCACCACCGACGCGGGCGGTAAGCAACTGTCGACCGCGGCGCTCATGGCGAAGCTCACCACCGCCGTGCACGGCCAAGCCGACGCGATGGGCGACACCGCTTCAGGACAGATGGCCCGCTACAAGGAATCGATCGACCAAGCGAAAGTCGCGGTGGGCGAGGCTTTTCTGCCGGCCCTGAAGCAACTACTCGCGATGCTTCAGCCGGTGTTCACCTGGCTATCGAACAACACCCGGATAATCCAGATCCTCGCCCCGATCGTCGGGGCTCTAGCGGTCCTGGTGCTCGGTGTCGCCGCCGCGACGAAGGTGTGGGCGGCGATCCAAGCGGTACTGAACGTGATCATGGATGACAACCCGATCGGGGCGATCATCCTCGCGGTAGGTCTGCTCACCGCCGGGGTGATCTACGCCTACAACCATTTCAAACCGTTCCGCGACATAGTCCAAGACGTCTGGCATTGGCTGGGCGTGCTGGGCGATTGGGTCGGGGCCCACTGGCAGCTCATCGTCGACCTGCTCCTGGGCCCGGTCGGGGTGATCATCACCAACCTGGGGACCGTGAAGGGGATCATCCAAGACGTGATCAAGGGGCTTGGGGATATCGGCCACGCCGTATCCACCGCGCTCGGATGGTTGAAGAAGATCCCCGGCGGATCGGTCATATCCAAGCTCAACCCGTTTAGCGCTTCCGCGCCGGCCGGCCCCGCCGCGACGTCGATCGTGCTTCAGATCACCGCAACCCCCGGCGACGACCTGCCCGAAGTGGTCTACCAAGCGTTACGCAAGTACCAACGCCAGCACGTCCGCCCGGAGCTTCGCCCGCTCTTCGGGGCCTAGCCGGTGTCGAACACTTGGGACAGTGCCGGCACCGTTTGGGACGGGGCGGAATGGCAGTCGGGTGCGCCACCGACCCCCGACTGGGGGGCGGAATGGCTCTTCTGGTGGCAGGAACCTTCCGGTGGCAAAACGATCAACCTGAACGGTCTGCTCGTCGAAGCCCGCTGGTCAACGGAAGCTCACACGATGGGCGACGGCACCTTTCGCGGAGACCTTCAGCCCGGAAAAATCACTGTCCGTTTGTGGGACCCGAAGCACCAGCTCGACTTTCTGGACAAAAACGGGGCGATGTTCGCTTGGTACAAACCGACCGGGGTCTGCTGGGCTTGGTACTACGAATCGTTCGCCCGCGGGCTCTACGTCACCGGCGACCCGCTCGACGCCGACTGCGTGTTTACCGGGGTGACCTGGCCGGCCCGCTACACCAACCAGGCTTTCATGTCCGCGTGGAATCGGCCGGTGGAGTCGGTAACCGCGCGGCTAACCGCGATCGCTGGCCTGCTCAACGCCGCCACGTTTCACCCCCCGGCGGTGATCGCCACCAGCATCGCCCAGCAAGCCCAAACGGTGCCCCAGCAACTGCCGGGCGGCGACGGTAAATACCTTTCGCCGCTTCAGATGATCCGCAACGCCGCCGCGAACGGGGTCGCGTGGCTGTCCGCTACCCCGCCCGCCACCGACGGCGGACGGTTCGGGCTGACCCTGAACTACGCCCGCTGGGAAACGACCAACGCCCGGGTGCTCGATCACTCCCAGGTGATCGCCGGGCCCGCGGTCACCACCAACGCGGATTGGGTCATATCGGCGGTGTCGTGGGCAGGCCAAGCCGGCGACGGGTCAAGCTCGACCTACAACGGCTACAACTCGGCCGCGGTGGGCGGGCTCGGATGGCAGGGCCCTG